TCAAACAACATTCGCTGGTGTAATGAATGGTCGTTATAAAGTGTATGTTGACCCATTTGCTGCTAACGTAGCTGCTGCTCAATACTACGTTGTCGGTTATAAGGGTACTTCACCTTATGACGCTGGTGTATTCTACTGTCCATATGTACCTCTACAAATGGTTCGTGCAGTGGGTGAGAACACCTTCCAACCTAAGATTGGATTCAAGACTCGTTATGGTCTTGCTGCTAATCCATTCGCGGCTGCTGGTGCTGCTTCTGCTGGTTTCCCTGCTTCTGGTCTTAACGCTGATGCGTCACTAGATGCAAATACCAACGCATGGTATCGCCGAGTTAAAGTTGCAAACTTAATGTAAAAGTAAGTTTAACTGTACAACTATTAAAGGGTGTCTCAGGACACCCTTTTTTTTGACCTAAATACTAGTATGACTACAGAAACTTCACCAATTAGCAGACAACCAACTAAGTTAGACTATTCAAGTCCAACTCAGTTTAAGTTTGTTATTGATCAAATACCAAAGGTAGAATTCTTTACGACTTCTGCAAATTTGCCTGGCATTAGTTTAGGTGAAATTGAAATGCAAACACCATTTAAAAACATTCCATTGTTAGGTGATCGTTTGACATATGATAACTTAACAGTATCTTTTATTGTTGATGAATTTTTAGAAAACTATATTAGTATTCACGAGTGGCTTACTGGTATTGGATTTCCTAAGAGTAGAGAACAATTTAAAACATTTAGAAGTGCAACGTCAAATACTCCTGTTACCACACAAGGAACAAGTCAAGATATTGGTGACGTAAAAGACCCTACTGCTGATCGTGGTATATATTCAGATGCAACTCTAACAATACTCAGTAATAAAAATAATCCAGTAGTTGAAGTACGTTTTCAAGATGTGTTTCCAATTTCACTAAGCACACTATCATATACTCAAACACCAACTGACGTAGAATATCTAACCGCAGATATTGATTTTAAATATAAATTGTATGAGATAAAAACTTTATGATGAAAATCGGTTTACTTGTTATCGTTTTCATTGTTGGTATGTTATTTACATTTGGGTCATCAGAAGTTTTAGAACAAACCAACACCACAGAATTCTGTACATCATGCCATTCAATGCAGTGGGTGAAAGAAGAATGGATGGAATCTGTTCACTACAAAAATGCATCAGGTGTTCGTGCTGAATGTGCTGACTGCCATGTTCCACACTCACTGGGGCCAAAACTTCATATGAAAATTATGGCTGCAAAAGATGTGTGGGGAGAGATTACAGGTGTTATAGATAATGAAGAAAAGTTTGAAGAACATCGCTGGAAAATGGCAAATCGAGTCTGGTCATACATGGAAAAGACTGATTCTCGTGAATGTAAAAGTTGTCACACCTTTGATGCTATGGACTTATCTGAACAAGAAAAACTTTCTCGTAAGAAACATAAAAGAGCTGAAGAACAGGGGAGAACATGTATCGAGTGCCATCAAGGTGTTGCACACGAAGTACCGCTTGAACCTGATTATTAAATTATGGAGTTATTATGCAACTTGAAGATATTAAAACTGAGTCAAAGATAGACTTAGAAGTAGATGATGAACGACTTGACACCGAAGCATTAAAAAATCAAGAACTTTATCGTAAATACATAGACTATAAATCCAACTTTGAATTACTTTTGTACAAAGCAAAAGGTGATTATAAAATTTTATATCGTGAAAAGTGGGAATACTATGGTGGTAAAGCTGACGCAAAAGTTTATGCAACAAAACCATTTGACCTAAAGGTTCTCAAAACAGACTTACATGTTTATCTTGAGTCTGATGAGGACATTATTCGTGCCGAACATAAAATTGCATATCTTGAAACTACGATAAAATATATTGAGGGTATGCTACAGAATATTAAAAATCGTGGTTGGGATATAAAAAATGCAATCGAATGGCGTAAGTTTGAAGCTGGAATGATGTAGTGAAAATATCTAAACTCAATGAAGTTTATTTGAAGATAGATACCGATGATGGTCTAGCAAAAGAGTTAGAATGTTACTTTACATTTGAGGTGCCTGGCGCTAAGTTTATGCCAGCAGTAAAAAAACGTAGGTGGGATGGAAAGGTAAGATTGTTTTCATCTAAAACAGGTAAAATATATGTTGGATTACTATCCTATATTAAAGAGTTTTGTGAACGTAATGATTTAGAATACGAAGTTGAGAAAGGAATAGAAAATGAGCAAAATATTTCTAGAGAAGATGTATTGGGATTTATACAATCACTTAAACCAAAGTCTAGAGGGCAAGACTTACAAGTTCGTGACTATCAAGTTGACGCAGTTCATTCAGCTATACAGAAACACAGAGGGCTTTTTCTTAGTCCTACTGCTTCAGGTAAGTCGCTTATTATCTACTCACTAGTTCGGTACTATAATTTTCTCGTAGACAAACGAATACTAATACTTGTACCAACAACATCACTAGTTGAACAGATGTATTCTGATTTTATTGATTACGGCTGGCACGACAAATATATTCATAGAATTTATGCTGGTCATGAACTGTATACTGACAAACCAGTGATTGTTTCAACTTGGCAATCTTTATATAAGTTAGACAAAGAATATTTTCAAGAGTTTGATTGTATCATTGGTGACGAAGCTCATCTATTTAAGTCTAAGTCTCTCACATCAATTATGACAAGACTTTTACATTGTAGGTATAGATTTGGACTAACGGGCACATTAGATGGTTCACAGACCCATAGACTCGTTCTAGAGGGGTTATTTGGTAAAGTACAAAAGATTACCTCAACAAAGAATCTAATGGATAAGAAAACACTAGCTCAACTAAATATAAACTGTATTGTGTTAAAACATACAGACGAAGAATCAAAAGAAATCAAAGATTTTTCCTATGCTGAAGAAATTGATTATCTAGTCTCTAATGCTAGACGAAACAAGTTTATCACAAATCTTTGTGAAAATTTATCAGGTAACACTCTTTGTTTATTTCAATTAGTAGAAAAACATGGAGTGGTACTTCACCAACTCATGAAAGGATTAGATCGAAAAGTATTTTTTGTTTATGGTGGAGTTGATGCCGAAGAAAGGGAGAGTATTCGTGAAATCGTTGAGGGTCAGAAAAATGCAATCATTATTGCGTCATATGGTACGTTTAGCACTGGTATCAATATTCGTAATCTTAGCAACATCGTGTTCTCAAGCCCCAGTAAAAGTAGAATTAGAGTGTTACAATCCATCGGCAGGGGATTGCGAAGAAGCGAGCATAAAGATTCTACTATACTATACGATATAGCAGATGATCTTACTTACAGGGAAAAACGAAACTTCACTCTCAATCATTTTTTAGACAGACTAAATATATACAATGAAGAAGAATTTAACTACCAAATAGACAGGATAAAGTTATGAATAATTTAAAACTAATAAAATTGTCTAATGGTGAGGACATTGTTTGTAATGTCACCAAAGAAAGTCAAAACTTTGTTGACGTACATTTACCTTTAAAAATGAGTTTAATTAATCGGGAAACTGAATATGGTATGGTAGAGTCACTTACCATGCGCCATTGGATTGAACCATTATCTGAAAAATCTGATTATTCGATCAACAAGAAAACAATTGTAACTATGACCGAAGCTTCGGCTGGGTTAGGTGTATTTTACGAAAAGATGATTGTTGAACTTGATGACCTCTCTCTATCTGAACCAAAATTTGCAGATGATGTGTATGCAGGGGAAGAAGCTGAATATGAAGAAGATGAATTTGATTATCAACATTTTGATACGAGCAAATACCTACATTAGTTCTTAACGGAACACAAAGCGATTATAAAGACTCCAACATCTTTTGTCAAGGCCTTGACATACCCTGTGTGTATCCTTTATAATAGCAGAAATTTAATCATCTTGGAGTAATGATGGCTGCAAAAAAGAAAAATGCACATTACGTTGATAATAAAAAGTTTCTAGAAGCTATGAAAGAGTGGAAAGAACAGTGTAAAGAAGCAGAGGAAGCTGGAGAGGGAAAACCACCTGTGTCCAATTATATTGGTGACTGTTTTTTAAAAATTGCAAATGGACTTTCGTATCGACCTAATTTTATCAACTATACTTATCGAAAAGAAATGGTTTCAGATGGTATTGAAAACTGTTTACAATACATACATAACTTTGACCCAGATAAGTCTAAAAATCCATTCTCTTATTTTACTCAAATTATTTACTATGCATTTTTGCGTAGAATACAAAAAGAGAAAAAACAATCTCACATCAAAAACAAGATGATTGAAAAGCATCAGTATGAACAATACACCACACTGGACAATGATGACACAGTATATTGTATAGATGGTTTTGACCCAACAATCATGTTACCAGACGAAGATGTTTATAAACCAAAAACAAAAGAGCCTCAAGAAAAAACTGATGGCTTAGAAAATTTTATGGAGAAAGAAGATGACAAAGATACTCAATGATGTAATAAAAGAGTCAAGTTTATCTCGATTGTATCGACACTCTAGAGAACACGATTATGGAACGATTACTGCATTTAGATATGCACCTGATTGTGGTAAGGGAACACCATACACAAGAAAAGAGAATCAACAAAGAAATAAATTACTTCTCTCAAAACTTAGAGCAAAAGGTTATTCAGTAACGAGTATTAAAGGTTCGTATATTGAAAATTATGGTACACCTAATGCAAGAGAGGTAGGTGAAAGTTCTTTCTTTGTTGCAGATTTACAAGACAAAGGAACACTACTTAATGATCTAAAAAAATTTGGTCAAGAATTTGATCAAGATAGTATTTTATTTGGAAAGGCTGGTAGTGGTGGTAAACTTGTGGGAACTAATACCTGCCCAGATGGTTATCCAGGCATGGGTAAAGAAGTAAGAATGGGAGCTGCCATCTTTGGTAAAGATGGTGAGTTTATGTCAAAAGTTCGTGGTAGACCATTTATTTTCTCAGAGGATATGGAAACATATGGAGTTGCAAAGTATCCATCAGAACTTAGAGGCCCAGTAATGCAATCTGAAAAGGACTGGAAAGATTTAGACGTATGAAGATAGCTTTGATAACCGATACACACTTTGGTGCTCGGAATGATAATTTAAATTTTAATGATTATTTCTACAAGTTTTATGAAGGTGTGTTTTTTCCATACTTACTTGAAAATGACATCAAACATTGTATTCATTTGGGTGATGTATTAGATCGTAGAAAATTTGTTTCGTATCGTATTGCAAAAGATTTTCGTGAACGATTTATATTACCATTTGAACAACTTGATATACAACTACATGCATTAGTTGGTAATCATGACATCTATTATAAAAACACAAATGATGTTAATTCGTTACGAGAATTACTTGATAGTCGATATAAAAATATACACACATATGCAGAGGCTACAGAAGTTACTTTTGATGGATTAAAAATACTACTAATGCCATGGATTAATAGTCAGAATACCATTTATTCTTTTGGCATGATAAATGATACAGATGCACCAGTGATGATGGCACACCTAGATATTAATGGTTTTGCTATGAACAAAAGTGAAATTGTTTCAGAACATGGTTATGACCGAGAAGAATTTAGAAAGTTTGATACTGTTTTCTCTGGCCACTTTCATACAAAATCAGATGATGGTCACATTTATTATCTTGGTACACCATATCAAATATACTCAAACGATTGGAACGACCCTAAAGGATTTCATATATTTGATACTGAAACACGAGAACTAGAGAGAATTGTCAATCCGTTTACAATCTTTGAAAAAATATATTATGATGACACCAAAGAAGATTATAGTATACACAATGTAACCAAATACAAAGAAAAATATGTTAAGTTAATTGTTGTTAACAAAAAAGACTTATACAAGTATGATCAATTTGTAGATAGACTTCTAAAGGCAGACTGTCATGAGGTAAAGATTGTTGAGGACTTTTCTGATTTAGATGCAAGCACAGTATCAGATGATATTGTTGAAAATACAGAGGACACCATGTCATTGTTAGGAAAATACATTGACGAATTAGATGTAGATTTAGATAAAAACAAACTTAAATCTATGATGAAAACATTATATGTTGAAGCCCAAGACTTGGAGATGTGATGCCTAGAGTGAGAAAGAAATATATTCATGTAAATCAACATGTCATTCGTGCAAATAAAAAGAATGGTACAGACGACCCAGTAATTACAATTAAAGATGGTAAGACAAACACATACTGCCACGAAGTAGAAATACTTGGCCCATCAAAAGTAATTTATGGTGGTAATGAAAAACCCTTGTTATCGTGTGGAGCAAGAGTTGTAATTGAAACCGAAGGTGAGTATAAGGTTATTAAATGATAGTATTCAAGAAAGTTAGATGGAAGAATTTTCTAAGTACAGGCAATCAATTTACAGAAATACAATTAGATAGAAATCCTACCACTCTTATCATTGGTGAGAATGGTGCTGGTAAGTCTACAATACTTGATGCTTTGTGCTTTGGATTATTTGGTAAGCCGTTTCGTAATATTAATAAGGCACAACTGATAAACACAATTAATTTAAAAGATTTGATTGTAGAGGTTGAGTTTAAAATTGGTTCAGTTGAGTACCTAGTTACTCGTGGAATGAAGCCAAATCGTTTTGAGATTTATCAAAATGGTATTCTCATGAATCAAGATGCTAACAATCGTGATTATCAAAAGATACTTGAACAACAAATACTCAAACTCAATTATCGTTCATTTACACAAGTAGTTATTTTAGGTAGTTCTACTTTTGTTCCATTCATGCAATTAAAAGCACGCCATCGCCGTGAAGTGGTTGAGGAAATATTAGACATACAAATATTTTCTTTGATGAATCTATTACTAAAACAAAAACTAAAAGATTTAGTTGATGAAATTCGTGACATGGATTATCAAGTGAACATGGCAATGGAAAAAATATCCATGCAAGAAAATCACATTGATGATATTAAAGAAAATCGTTCAAATGCAATTCGTGAAAAACAAATTAAGTATAATAACAATAAAGATTTGATACATGAAAAAAATACTGAGCGTGTAGGATATGATGAAAAGAATAAAAATCTATTTGCATCAATTGATGATCAAATTGAAGCCGAAAAAAGAAGTAGCAAGTTCAAAGAGATTCGTGCAACTTTAATCGAGAAACATAAAACACACGAGTCCATGATAGACTTTTTTGAGACAAATATTGAATGTCCTACTTGTCAACAACATATAGATGAAAACTATAAAAACACAATGATCACAAATCGTAAAGAGGAAGATTCTGTTGTAACAAAGGGCTTAAAAGAATTGCGTGAGGCAGAAGGTAAGAATCAAGAAAGACTGAATGAAATTAAAAAGATTACTGATGAGATAAGAGACAATCAAGTTACAATAGCACAATTGAATAGCTCAGTCACAGAACTAGAAAAGTTTAATGCAGTGTTACTTAAAGAAATAAAAACACAAAGTAATGAGACAATATCACAAGATGATATTGATAAACTGAAAGACATGAAAAAAGAGTGTAAGGTTGCTGAAGAAAAAAGAACAGAGTTAAAGAAGGAAAAGACTTACACAGAAGCATCAAAGGTCATGCTTCAAGATACAGGTATTAAGACAAAAATCATTAAACAGTATTTACCTGTAATGAACAAATTAATTAACAAGTATCTAAACTCAATGGAGTTTTATGTTAATTTTACTTTAGATGAAAATTTTAATGAGACAATTAAGTCAAGGTATCGTGATGATTTTTCCTATGCTTCTTTCAGTGAAGGTGAAAAGATGCGTATTGATTTAGCTCTACTTTTCACATGGAGAGCTATTGCAAAAATGAAAAATAGTACCAATACCAATCTACTGATACTTGATGAGATATTTGACAGTTCTTTAGATGGTGCTGGAACAGATGAGTTTTTAAAGATATTAAATACACTAACCAAAGAGAATGTATTTGTAATTTCACATAAACAGGATATGTTGATTGATAAGTTTAGAAGTGTTTTACAATTCAAAAAAGAAAAAGGGTTTAGTCATGTTGCCTAAGAGGAGTTTATATAATGACTTATAAATTATTATCACCAGAAGAAGTTTCAACAAATGTTCCACTACCCAAATGTAGTGCAGATTTAGATCGAGTAAAACTGAAAGAAGATTTAATTGAAACCATGAAAGAAAATTTTGGTTTAGGATTATCTGCTAATCAAGTGGGTGTTCGTGAACGTGTGTTTATCATGTATTCAGATTTTAATAATAAAGAAATCATTGTGTGTTTTAATCCACAAATTATTTCTTACTCACAAGATGAAACGTCAGAAGATGAGGGTTGTCTGACATGGCCTGGCTTATGGTTAAAAGTCAAACGCCCTGATGGTATTGAGTGCCAATATGAAGATGAATATGGAGAGTTACAACAAAAGGCTATGTTTGGATTAGAAGCTCGCATCTTTCAACATGAATATGATCACATGGAAGGCACTGACTTCACATCACGAGTTTCAAAATTTAAGTTAGATCGAGCATTGGAAAAGATGGAAAAGGCCAAAAAACGTGCTTTAGAGGAGAAATTTGCAGTAAAAAATGCACAAAACTTGATAGTTTAGTTAAATTATTTTATAAACTCACCAAAAATCAGTATGTTGTAGCCTTGACAAAACATGCCTCTATACCTTAAAATGTGTATATATTTCAAAAGAGAGGTTAAATGACTACAACATTACATGATAATTCAATTCTTGCCAAACTCTTGGCAGAGGAAGATTTAAATGTAGTTCATAAACAAGTTTCAACCGCCTCATTCAATGTAGAATCTCGTGAACTGGTACTTCCAATGTGGAAGGACATGACTAAAGATGTTCTTAACATGTTAACACTTCACGAAGTTGGACATGCACTCTACACACCACTTGACGGCATGGAAGATGCTAGTAAATCTGGTGTACCACATGCAGTCATTAATATCCTAGAAGATGTTCGTATCGAAAAAATGGTACAAAGTAAGTACCCTGGCTCGGTTCGTACTTTCGTGACAGGATATGGTGAATTACATGACAAAAACTTTTTCAAAGTTGCAGATAAAGATTTAAGTAAAATGTTCTTGATTGATCGTATCAATCTTCATTTCAAAAAATCACAGAATGTTCCATTCACTGATGATGAAATGATTTTTGTAAATCGAGCATACACTACTAAAACTATGAGTGATGTAATTGAATTGGGTCTTGAAATTATGAACTTCATGGAACAAAATGAGGAACATAAAAAACCACAATCTAATGAACAATCTGATGATACCGAGTCTGGTGAGTCTGGTGGTGAACAAGGTTCAAGTCAAGGTGAACAATCTGGTGATGAACAAAGTTCAAATCAAAATCAACAGTCTGATAGTGAACAGTCTGATAGTGAACAGTCTGATAGTGAACAGTCTGATGGTGAACAGTCTGATAGTGAACAGTCTGATGGTGACGTAAATCAAGACAATCAATCAAACGAAGAATCTAAAAGTGCTGGCGATCAGGGTGGTGTTCCACCAGAGAGTAAACTTGATGAACCAGATATGGATATGGGTGAAACTGATACCGCACTTTCTCAAAATCTAAAGAAAATGGTAGACAGTGAAGCAAGAGATAGAATATATGCCTATATACCAAAAAGTGATTCTAGTGAGTTGATTGTTCCATTCCAACAGATTCTAGATGAACTGTCTCCAATCTATACTCAAAATGAAGTGGAATATTATCCACGAGAAAATGATGGGTTTAGTTTTCTGCGAGATGAATATCTTACTTTCAAAAAAGATAGTAAGAGATCAATTTCCTTTATGGTAAAAGAATTTGAGATGAAAAAGTCTGCTGAGGCTTATTCTCGATCTACTACTGCCAAGACAGGTTCTTTGGATATGGGTAAACTTCATACTTATAAGTTCAATGAGGATTTATTTGCAAAAGTAAACATTACACCAAATTCAACAAATCATGGTATGGTAATGTATCTAGATTGGTCTGGTTCAATGTCAGATAATCTACTAGATACTGTGAAACAATTGTTTAGTTTGGTCTGGTTCTGTGATAGTGTAAAGATACCTTTTGAAGTTTATGCTTTCAGTGATGGTGCTCACAATAGTCGATCTAACTCTAAATCTAAACATACAAAAGTTGGTGATTTAAATATTTCTGATCTAACCTTGTTAAACTTTTTTTCAAGTAATATGAATAAAAGACAACAAAATCGTATGATGGAAATCTTATATAATCTTGCATATTACTATTCAAATACTAGATCAGAACGCTTTTGGAAAGCACCATGTGCAGCCCTTTCGCCATATCGTGATTTTGAATTGAAAGATGTACTTAGAAACTACTTGTTATCGGGAACTCCATTAAACCATACAATTATTGCAGCTATGGATTTAGTTCCTGAGTTCAAAAAACAATCTGGTGTTCAGAAAGTAAATGTAGTTTTCTTGACTGATGGTGATAGTCACCCTGTTGATGAGACATTTGAAAGTCATGAGGGTGATTTGCATGTCAGTGATTTAAATTACAGAGAAAATTCAAACAGAGCACAAATCATTGTAAGAGATAGAAAAACAAATGCAGAAATATCAGAGTACAATCCAAGACTGTGGCGTACAAACATGACAATAGAACTTTTACAGATGCTGAGAAAACGTATTCCAGATATTACCATTGCTGGATTTTTCATTGCTGGTAGTGGTAAAAATGGTAAAGTTACTAGATCAACTATTGGTAGTATTACCCAAGATTGGAATGATGACTCTATCAAAAAATGTCAAAAAGAATTACGTTTGCAAAATGTTTTGACTATTAAAAATGCTGGATATGATGAATACTACGTTTTACCTTCTTCAATAGATATGTCAGAGGAATCTATTGAACTTGATGAAAATTCATCAAAGGCTCAGATCAAGAAAGCATTTTCTAAAAAACTGACTAAAAAGTCTAATAATCGACCAGTTTTGAGAAAGTTCATTGATTTGGTTGCATAATTTTTTTAAAACTACTTATAAATCAGGGGGTTGGAGCCTTGACAAAACATGCTCCAGCCCAGTATAATGGTTATATAAACTAAGAAATAGAGAGGTAAATTTGAATTTAACACCCATGAAACAAAAGTTCGTTGATCATGCATCTGAAAGATTTGGTATCGGGGCGATACTATCACGATCTGAAATCAACGAATTCGCAGATGAAATTGGTATGAGCCGACCATCTTGGTTCAAAAAAGAAAAATATCGTGTTGGTAGTGGTAAGTACAAACTACCAAGTGATAGTGGTGAGGCAACACCACAACCAACACCAATGTTGTCCGAACAGGTACAACAAAATAATAATTCAACTCTTAACTTAATCGCTACGAATATGGAAGTACAAAATCTAGTTCCATCAAAGTTTGAAGGATTTGTGCCATGGGGCCACTTCAACACGATTAAGTCAGTTGTAAAATCTGGTATGTTCTATCCTGTATTCGTTACTGGTTTATCTGGTAATGGTAAAACATTGATGATTGAACAAATACATGCCAATCTTAAAAAAGATTTGATTCGTGTAAACATCACAATTGAAACTGATGAAGATGACTTACTAGGTGGTTTTCGTTTAGTCAATGGTGAAACCAAGTTCGTGCCAGGCCCAGTTATCGAGGCTATGGAACGTGGTTGTACTTTGTTACTTGATGAGTGTGATCTTGGTTCAAACAAGTTGATGTGTTTGCAACCAGTCCTAGAGGGTAAGGGAGTTTATCTCAAGAAGGTAAACAAATGGGTTACACCAAAAGAAGGATTTAATGTCATGGCCACTGCCAATACTAAAGGTAAGGGTTCTGATGATGGTCGCTTTATTGGTACTAACATTCTCAATGAGGCATTTCTAGAACGATTTGCTATCACAATCGAACAACCATATGCAAATCCCAGTACCGAGACTAAAATTATTCTTGGTGCTATGGAAAAGTATGGTCTGGTCGATAATGAGTTTGCCAAGAACCTAGTCACTTGGGCAGAAATCATTCGTAAGTTGTTTAGTGAAGGTGGTGTTGATGAAGTAATTTCAACTCGCCGTCTTGATCACATTGTCAAGGCCTATACGATCTTTCATGATAAAAAGAAAGCAGTTGAGTTATGTATTTCCCGATTTGATGAAGATACAAAGTATTCGTTTTGGGAATTGTACTCCAACATTGATGCTGGTATTAATCCACTAGAAAATTCTGATGAAGGTGAAGGAGGTGACCAAACTTCGTCAGATGTACAAATATAATTTGTTATGAAAAAAGTGAACAAGGGTGGCCATAGTGCCACCCTTTCTTGTATAAATAGTAGTGTAAACCGAGTTGCCGAAAGGAACTCATTTTTTTAATCTTGCTGAAAAGGAGATAAACATGGTAAGTAAAACTTTTGTATATAATGATCTTGTGAGCCTAATGCCACATATGATAGGATTTGATAGGGTACTACAACAGGTACAAAACTATCATTCAAATAACACTCGTACTACACCATTTCCACCTTACAATATTCGTAAGGTAGATGAATTCAATTATCAAGTTGAGATGGCTGTAGCAGGTTATGGAAAAGATGACATTGAAGTCAAGGTAGAAGATGGAACTTTAACTGTAAGGTCTACTAATGAAACCAATGATGTAGATGAAAATGTAATTCATCAAGGTATTGCAAAACGTAAATTCACTCGTGAGTTTGCTCTTGCAGATGACGTAGTGGTGAAAGACGCAAGTCTAAAAGATGGTTTGCTAGTAGTACACATGGAAAAGATTGTACCAGAAGAAAAGAAGCCAAGAGTAATTGAAGTTAAGTAAATTGTATGGGGAGCATGCAGCTCCCCTCTTTATTATGGAGTAATTATGAAATTAAGTGAAAACACGATTAGTGTTCTAAAGAACTTTGCCACAATCAATCAAAATCTTTTGATTCGTGAGGGCAATACATTAACCACCATGTCTGCCATGAAAAACATTGTGGCACAGGCAGAGGTTGAAGAAACTTTTCCTAAAGAGATTGCAATCTATGATCTTAATGAGTTTCTATCTTCCCTATCATTGTTTAGTAATCCACTATTACAGTTTGGAGAAAACTCTGTTTTAATCGTTGAGGAAAACAACAACTACAACGCTTTGAAGTATTTCTATTCTGACCCATCAGTGGTAACAACACCAAGTAAATCTATTACAATGCCTGAGACTGAGGTTAGTTTTAATTTAAAGAGTAGTGACTTAACAAAACTCAAACGAGCTGCTGGTGTGATTGGAGCTCCAGATATGTCACTAACTCAACAAGGTCAAGATGTAATGTTATCTGTTTGTGATAAAAAGAATGATACTGCAAATACTTATTCTTTAGATGTTGATACAAACGGCACAAACAGTGATAACTATAGATTCTATTTTAAGGTTGAAAATCTTAAACTAATTGATGGTGACTATACTGTGGCAGTATCATCTAAAAACATTAGTCATTTTAAGAATGGACAAGTAGAGTATTGGATTGCATTAGAACCTGATTCAACATACGAAGCTTAGGAGAATATTATGGAAACATTTTTATGGGTAGAGAAATATCGCCCAACTAGTGTCAGTGATTGTATTCTTCCTAGTGATCTAAAGGATACATTTCAACAATTTGTTAATGACAAACATGTTCCTAATCTGATTCTATCAGGTGGGCCTGGCGTGGGTAAAACTACAATTGCAAAGGCAGTGCTAGATGAAATTGGAGCAACAAGTATGATGATAAATGGTTCTGAGGAATCAGGTATTGATGTACTTCGCACCAAGATTAAAAACTTTGCATCTACAGTATCACTTGAGGGTGGTCGAAAATATATCATTCTTGATGAGGCCGACTATCTAAATCCACAATCAACTCAACCAGCACTTCGTGGTTTCATGGAAGAATTTCATCGTAACTGTGGGTTCATACTAACTTGTAATTACAAAAACAGGTTAATCGAACCACTACATTCACGTTGTTCAGTGGTTGAGTTTACTATTCCAACTGAACAGAAACCTAAACTAGCATCATTTTTTCTTACACGTTTGGAGAACATTCTTGTAAACGAAAACGTGAACTATGATAAGAAGGTTTTGATTGAGTTGGTTATGAAGTTCTTTCCCGATTGGCGTAGAGTGTTGAATGAGATACAAAGATACTCTGTTTCGGGAACAATAGATAGTGGTATACTTGTGAACTTGTCTGATGTGAGTATAAATGAACTAATGACATCTCTCAAGGAAAAAGAGTTTACTCAAGTACGAAAGTGGATTGTTAACAATCTAGATAACGACCCATCTCGTGTTTATCGAAAAATATATGACTCATTGTATGAAGTATTAGACCCATCAACCATACCTCATGCTGTAGTTATTATTGCCGATTATTCGTACAAATCTGCCTTTGTTGCAGACCAAGAAATCAATATGCTTGCCTGTCTAACTGAGATCATGGCTCAAGTAAAGTTTAAGTAGGAGAAAAAAATGACAATACAGTTAATAACGCTATTACCCGAAGGTTGTGATGGTTGGAGTAATGAAAAATATCCAATAGGACAATACGAGGTAAACAGAAATGGTGAAATACTTGGGCCCGACTGTTCAACAACATCTAGACATTGGATTACTCAAAACATAAAAGTAATATCTAGATTTATTGAAATTCATCAAAAGAGAATACAAAAGGAACAAAACGAGGACTTTTTAAGCACTGATGGAATGACAGTTCAAACTGGCAATCAAAAAGTTACTTTATTGGATTAATGAAGCAAATGAAAAGAAGGAAATAGTAAGAACCTCTGGTGCTAAACTTGCAGATGTTCACTATTTAAAATAGATGTTAGAAGTATATGATAATGTATTAGAACCACATGTGGCAGAACTTATAGACCTGCAAATGAGAGATGTGTCATGGAAATATAATTACAAATCACATGCCAATAGAGTTAATCGCCACTGGCATGTTTTATGTGGTCATGATAATGAAGAATGTAATTCAAATGGATTTGATTACATTCCACAACTTTGGGAAACAATACGATCAAAATATTTATCAGACTATGATTATATTCGTATTTACATGAACGCACATACGCATGGTATTGAACCACACCTACACACAGATGATGGTGACGTTACAGTCATTTACTATCCAAGACTGGATTGGAAAAAAGAATGGGCTGGTGGTACACTGGTTGAGTCACCATATCTACCACAGTATGTAGATTATGTTGGTAATCGAATTGCTGTATTTGATGCAGTTCTACCACACCAAGCAATGCCAGTGTCACGACAGTGCTATGAATTAAGAACATGTGTTGTTTTTAAGTGTAAGAAAAAAGATGCGTGAACTAAAAGAATATCTAAATTCTACAAAGATGAAAATCACAAATGAAAAACTACACTGGACAACATTGTGGAGTGAAAAACTTCTACTAGCAGTCATAGGTACACTAACAATGTTTGCGGCTGGTATAGATGTTTATCACATGATTTTAAATCTAAAAGTGGAACTGGGTGACTTATTTCTGTTGTTTATATACGCTGAGATTATTGGTATGGTTGGTGCCTTTTACGTTAGTAATCGAATTCCTGTTACACTACCTATCATCATTGCTATGACAGCATTGTGTAGACTTATTGTTCTTCATAGTAAGGAAGCAGACCCACTGATGCTTCTTGCAGAAGCAGGTGCCGTTGCCATTCTAGCAGGTGCAGCTTATGTGATAAGTTTTAAAGATAAACTCAGTTTAGAAAAAGAAAAACTAAGAGATAAAAAAGATGTATGAACTAAAAGAATATCTAAATGCCATCAATACGACTAAAGAGAAATTGATGGATAGTGAAGATGAAGCATGGACAAAAAAGTATCCAGCATTTATTGTCAATAAGTGTCTTGCACCATTTCCAGATACAATACAGTTTGTAAATGAGATAAACATGCGATCTCACCTCGACAATAAGTTACAATTTGATTTTCTTCTAAATACTCTTAGACCTCGTAAAAGATACACTGCTTGGTTGAAGGCGAGTAAGGTAACAAACTTACAGTATGTTAAAGAGTATTATGGATACAACAATGAAAAAGCAAAGTCCGCTCTTGATGTACTCAATGATGAACAAATACAATTTATCAAGGATAGATTGAACAAGGGTGGAAAAAATGGATAGTATGCTTGAAGTAAAACTAAACGAGCCAGATGATTTTCTCAAGATAAGAGAAACACTGTCTCGTATTGGAGTGGCGTCTAGAAAAGAAAAAAAATTATACCAATCATGCCACATATTACACAAACAGGGCCGTTATTACATTGTACATTTTAAAGAGTTGTTTTCACTAGATGGTAAGCAAACTGACATTAGTGAAAATGATATTGCAAGACGTAATACAATAGCTAGTTTACTTGAGGAATGGGGTTTAGTTAACATACTCACAAGTAAAGGTGAGTCAGCTCCTTTAAGTCAAATTAAAATAATTCCATTCAAAGAAAAAAATGAATGGGAGTTAGAAACTAAATATAACATTGGTAAGAAACGAGAAGAATAAATGTTAACATGATAGTCATAGACCACTATGAGAATTTAATTCTTATAAATAGTCATATGAATAAATGTAAAGAATGTAATAAAGAATTTGTTGGTCGAAAAGAAATTCAGAAATTCTGTTCTAAGTCTTGTGCCAGTAAACATACTGCTAGAAATCGTAATGACAGCTGGCGACCAGATAATCGTGGAACTAACAATCCAATGTATGGGAAACCACAAACTAATCCTAATAGTTTAGCAAATTTGGAGAGAGGTTATTGGAAAGGTAAAACTCAATGTGAGGAATCTAATAAAAAACGTAGTGAAGCACTTACAGGCATAACACGATCTAAGGAAACTAAACATAAAATTAGAAAAACTAAAATAGCTAAAGGGCAAATATTTCCACCAGACCATCCACATTATTCAGAGTTTAAGAAGTATAGAAGAAAAGTGCATTACTGGTCTGAAAAGAATGATTTAAGTTGTCTTAAGCATTATGACAAACGATCATTAAAAGGTTATCACTTAGATCACAAATATAGTATTATAGAAGGCTTTAGGAATAATGTACCACCTAAAGTTATAGGAAATATACACAATTTAGAATTTCTTTATTACAAAGATAATTGTGTTAAAGGTACAAAATGTTCAATGACACTGGAAGAATTACTATGTCTTACAACGAGAAAATAATTGATCATTACGAAAATCCACGAAATGTTGGAAGTCTAGACAAAGACGACAAGAATGTGGGCACTGGCATGGTTGGTGCTCCAGCTTGTGGTGATGTAATGAAACTTCAAATACAAGTGAATAATGATGGAGTAATCGTAGACGCAAAATTTAAGACATATGGTTGTGGCTCAGCAATCGCATCATCATCTCTGCTTACTGAGTGGGTAAAGGGTCGAACACTAGACGAAGCAAAACAAATCAAGAATGTTGATATTGCTGAAGAACTAGCACTACCACCTGTAAAAATTCACTGTTCAGTATTAGCAGAAGACGCAATTCAATCGGCAATAAAAGACTATCAACAAAAAAACATTTGACAAAACTTGCCCAAATATATTATGATAACTTATGAATTTTTATACCAACGTATCAACGTGGGGTAACTATTTACTTTTACGAGAGTACAAAGATGGTAAACGTATCAATCGTAGAGTAAAGTATTCCCCAACACTATTCTGCCCAGTTGCGAAAGAAACAGGCTATAAAACTTTAGATGGTAGGAATGTTGCACCAATTCAACATGAGACCATTAAAGATGCTCGTGAGTGGGTAAAACAATACTCAGACCAGCCACACATGGTAATGGGTAACACGTTATATCAATACAGTTTTCTATCAGACAATTACACTGGTGTAGTTGATTGGGATATTGAAAAACTGATTATGGTGACTATTGATATTGAGGTTGCTTGTGAAAATGGTTTTCCTAATCCAGAGGAAGCAATCGAACCTCTACTGTCTATCACAATTAAAAATCATCAGAACAAACAAATACTAGTTTGGGGTGTTGACGAATATCAAACCAATCGAGATGATGTTGTTTATGTAAGATGTAATAATGAGAAACATCTTATTGAAGAATTTCTATCATTTTGGGAACGTACACAACCAGACATTATCACTGGTTGGAACACAGAGTTCTTTGACATACCTTATGTTTGCAATCGTATTAAAAATATTTTAGATGAAGATCAAA